AAATGCCGCGTTGTAATCTCCAGATGTTAAAGCGTCTAAAGCACCAATACCTACGCCTGTATTATAATGAGCGGATGAAATAGTTCCAGTTGTAGTATGACCAATAATTAAAGATCCTGTAAAATTTGTACCTTCTATTTGATAAGGTAAAGCGCTACTTTCGTCATATAACTCAGCGAAGTTGTCGTTACATATATCGAACGCAGCTCTTAATGAAGTACCTGATCTGTCATTTGCTGCAGATCCTATGTTTATTGTTTGTAATGCCATTGTTTATATTGTTACATTATTGTTTGATCTGCTGTGAAAAGTGTAGAGTCAGCAAAAATTTGAGCATTGTCTGCGGTTAAAAAAAAGCCGCCTAATATCGTGTTAGCAGTTGTAACTTGATTAAAAGTTTCAACAGCTAAAGTGTTTCCAAAAAAACCCATTAGTATATTGCCATTATATCGTCAGCAGTAGTAAGAGTAGAATAAATTCTATTTACTTTTATTGGTAAAAAAGAACCAGCTGCAACTTGTTCAAAAAGTACAGGTCTTAATATTGCATATTTTAAAGGTGCACCTGAAGTACCAGAAAATATATCTTTAGCAGAACTACCACCTGGCACAGTTACTAAACTTAAAGTTGTATCACTATCAATAGCGCTTACAAAAGCAAAAGACCCATCTGTTAAATTCTCTACTCTATCACCTACTAGTACATCATGATCACCACCGCTAAAACCAGCGTCAACTAGTTTGTTAGAAGTATCAGTTACAGTAGTACCTGTCATAACAGCCGGACTGTTAGAAAGATCTACTAATATATTACCTTGAACACCAACGTAAACGCCAGCTCCTTTGTAAGCTCTAGTACCTACTAATTTGTCTAAGTCTAAACTATCGCTTCTATAATCTACACTACTACCACTGTTTCTTATTTGAACAGCGTGTGTTACAGTACTCATAGGGTTTTTGTCTATCGGAAACTGCCCTCCGTTACTTATGTGAATATCTCCGTATGCCATTTTTTGTTTTTTAATTTGTGGTGAACTTATTATTTAATAATCACCTGTTTTTATCGTTGTTTATTAGTTTAATTGCTTTTTTTAATACTTTGTCAGAATAAGAATTACCTGACATAATTTTATTACGTCTTACACTAGTAGGTAAATCTTCAGTACCAAGTAACATCCTGTATATTCTACTTATTAGTTGACTACACTTAAACGATGTTTTATATATTGTATACTTCTGTGTTGTATTATTTTTATTTCTCCAAGATATTATCCAACCTTCTTTACGTAGTCTTTCCCATCTTTTTTTATCCCAAGAATATGTGTAAACTCCATTTAAATAATCTTGTCTAGTAAATAACTCTAAACAATCAAAATAAATTAGAAGTTCTAGATCAGCATCTTTTATATTGTTTGTTTTACATGCCCATCGTCTTATTATACGATAATGCTTTAACAAACCTATGCTTCTAAGATCTTTGGCTTCTAAATTTCTCATAAAACTATAACTACATCTTGTTGTTTTATAACAAGAAATATATCTTCGTCTACTTCAACATTAAAACCAGCATGTTTATCATAGTATATTTCATCTCCAGTTTTTACACCTTGAACCATTTCACCTACTGATTTAACAATACCTTTTTTGTATCTTATATCTTCTTTTATTTTATCTGTAAGAAGCAAGCCACCTTTTGTTTTAGTGGCTTTTTCTTTTAATTCTAATACTACTAAATATATACCTACTGCTTTCATTATTCTTCCCTCATATTACTAATTACACAATCAGTTGACATAATAGTTTTAGCTACAGATACAGCGTTTATTAACGCGCTTTTTGTAACAAGCAGAGGATCAATAATACCTTCTTTAATCATATTAACAGTTTTACCTGTAACTACATTGATACCTTTACCTTTGCTATACACACTATCGTCATATTCTATACCTGCGTTTTCAAGTATTTTTTTATAAGGATGTTTTATAGCGTTTATAAATATATTAGATCCTTCGCTTTTATTTTTTAAATTATTAGCAGCGTTTAACAAAGCAACACCACCGCCTGGTACTATACCTTCTTTTATAGCTGCTTTTGTAGCATGTATTGCATCATCAACTCTATCTTTCTTTTCTTTCAACTCTACGTCAGAGTTAGCACCTACTGATATTACAGCCACATTACCTGATAATATACCTAGTCTTTCTTGTAACTTTTCAGTTTTCATACTAGGTTTAAGATCTTTTAATTGATCTTCAATACTTTTAATTCTATCTTTTACTTTATCAGATACTTCTTTTATTTTTAATACTGTAGTTTTGTTATCTGACACAGCTTGTTCGCATTCACCTAGCATGTCAGGTGTAATTAAATCTATATCATCTCCAAATTCTTCGCTTATATGAGTAGCGCCTGTTACAGCAGCTATATCATCTAAAAAGTCTTTTTTCCAAAAATTAAAACCTGGAGGAGCAACTACGTTTATTTTTATATTACCTTTTATTTTATTCATTACAACAGCAGCCATAGGTTGTTGTTCTAATTGTCCTATAATAAGTAAAGGTCTATTTTTTTCAATAGCATACTCTAATACTATTTGTATTTTTCTAACAGTTGTAATAGGTGAACTAACTAATAAAACAAGAGGATTATCTAATGTTACATCTTGTTTAGCTACATTTGTTACAAAGTTAGGATTTGCATAACCTTGGTTTATTTGCGAACCAGTAACCACATTTACTGTAGTTTCTTCTGATTTACTATCATTGTCCATAAGAACAACACCGTTTTTACCTACTTGTTTAAATGCTTGACCTATTATAGATCCTAATTCTTTATCGTTGTTAGATGATATAGATGCCACTTGGTCTATCATATCACCTTCAACAGGTACAGTTATTTTTTCTAAGTATTTCACTGTATCGTCGCAACATTTCTGTATATCTTTCTTTACATTTCGTAAACTATCTTTACCTTTACTATCTTTAGCGTGTTGTAGTAAAGCATGTGCTAATACTGTTGCTGTAGTTGTACCGTCGCCAGCTTCTGAAACTGTTTTTCTTGAAGCTTCTTTAATTAATGTAGCACCAATATTTTCTACTGGATCTTGTAAGTTTACTGAACTTGCTACAGTTACGCCATCTTTAGTTATCATGGGTCTACCCATAAAATCTTCTAAGATAACACACTTACCGCTAGCTCCTAATGTGGAGCTAACAGCTTGTGTAAGTTTGTCTATTCCTGCGAATACCTTACCTTTAGCATCTTGGCCAAAGTTTAAGTTCTTCACAATTACTTGTGGATTTTGCATTTGATTTAATTTAATTTGATTAATTTAATTTACTTGAAAGTTTTAATTACTTTCGGTCCGTTGATAAACTCTATTTTCTTTGCATAGTGTTCTATCGATGAATCAATAGCTTGCTCTGCTCCGTCTACAGTTTCTCTACGGGTTACATCAATCCAAGTTTCTTTATTTTTGAAATCTTGGTGTTCGGTTTGATAAAAACCGTTTGGTAATTGTGTGATTCTCCAGTTTTTCTTGTCAGCTACATGCTTCCAAAATTTTACGGTTTCCTCGGTTACTTGTGGTTGACTATTCCACGATTGAGTCTGATAAAAAAATGTCATTTGGTTTTGGTTTTAAATTAGACATTGGTTGTTGCTCTTACCCGAGCAGGGTTTATTTTTTTTTATGCTGCGTTTGCACTTTAAAATTAGCAAACAAGCTAGCACCTGCGTGTTTTACAAATTTACCTTTATGTTTCATTAACTTAAAGCTTGAGCCAGACTTCATCCAATGAAATCCAGCTGGTGCTTTTACTCTTTTATTTGCCATAATATTAAGACGTTGCAAATGGTGTAGCAGGTGTTCCAGAGGCTACTAATTCACCTCTTACGTGCCATACATCTGCAGCCATATTTGTTATTGTTATATGTGTGCCAATTTTTCCTTTAGTTACACCTGTTGTTGTAATAGCGCTAAAGTTGTCACTAGCTTGTGCATTCCATATTGCAGCACTCGCATCACCATCTTCATCTATAGCGTGTAAAGATCCTAATAATTTTTCATTAGTAGTATCAGCACAAACAATTTTATGTGAGTTTGATGTTATTGTAACTGCTATAAAGAAGTTAAAATAAACACCTGTTAAATCACCTGCACCAGAATCTGGTAAAGTAATTACAGCACCATCAGCATCGTTAAACACAAGAGTTTCTCCTGAGTCATTAGCTGTAAGAGTAGTATTACTTGTTATTGCAGTAACTTTACTTCTTAAACCTTTTATTTCTGCTTTTATTGTAGCATCATTACCTATTATAGTACTGTTAGCACCTAGACCGTTAGCATCAGCACCAATAACTATTTCGTTATCTGTTGTATTAGCGCTTGGTTGAGCGTCGTAACCGATACAAACTACTTTACTACCAGTTGTAGTGCTTCCAGCATTACCACCAATAGCAGTATTTTTAATACCAGTTGTCATACCACCAGCGGAATGACCTATTGCTACGTTAAACATATCAACAGCAGAAGCTGGGTTTTGAGAGTACAAAGCTCTATAACCAATAGCAACACAGTTACTAGCTGTATCACTTACATGCATCGCGCCCATACCTATAGCAACGTTGTCATCACCAGTTGTGTTAGCTCTAGCAGCTTCACCACCAATAAAAGTGTTTTGTTTACCAGTAGTTGTAAAATAACCTGAAAAATAACCTAAAGCAGTATTATATACGTCTGTAGCACCAGAATTAACTTGGCTAAATAAAGAACCTACACCTACAGCGGAACTTTTACTACCAGCATTTTCTGAAGCTAAAGATTTTTCACCAATAGCTGTGTTAAAACCACCTGTTATGTTTACACCTAGTGAATTAGAACCTATAGCGGTATTACTTGAACCAGTAGTGTTTGCGTCACCCGCATTAGCACCTATAAATGTATTTACATTACCTGTCGTCATTGCTTTACCAGCTTGATAACCTACGGCAGTATTTAAAACATCTGAAGTACTAGCAGGAACCTGCTCTTCTAAAGCTTGATACCCAATTGCAATTGAACCGCTACCTAAAACATCATGACTTAAAGCAGCTGTACCTATAGCTACATTATAATTAGTAGCTGCAGCAATTAAACCTGCATTTTGTCCTATAAATATATTACTAACACCAGTAGTAACAGCAATACCTGCGTTGTTACCAATAGCTATGTTATACGTGTTAGCAGCACTAACAGGATTCATAGCGTATAAAGCTTTATAACCTATAGCTATATTTTCTGACCCATTAACGTTTCCAGCTAAAGCACTAGATCCTAATGCTGTGTTGTAACTAGGTAAAATAGCTTGGCTTAATGATTCATAACCTAAAGACGTGTTGTTAGAACCAGTAGTAATTACATCACCTGCTAAAGAACCTATTAAAGTATTTTTAACACCTGTAGTAACAGCATAACCTGCTTGAGATCCTACAGCGGTATTATAAGTAGAAATAGCACTTGTTCCAGAAGGATTAACACTATATAATGCTTGCGAACCAATAGCAGTGTTATAACTACCGTTATCACCTACAAATAAACTATTAAATCCTACAGCAACGTTATGTATACCTACTATGTTAGCTTTAGAAGCTCCAGAACCTACAGCTGTATTACCAGCTACAGTGTTAGAGAATAAAGCTTGATAACCTACAGCAGTTGCGTCGTTAGCACTGACAATAGCATTTAAAGCATAAGCACCTAAAGCAGTACTGTTTCCACCTGTAGTGTTAAGAGTTAAAGCTTCGTAACCTAGACCAACTAAATTATCACCAGTTGTAATAGCGTCAAGAGTAGCAGTACCTATACCTATGTTATAAGAACCACTATTGTTTGCAGCAGGTTCGTTACCTATATATATTGAGTCTGTAGATATTTCTATATCACCTAGATCATTTAATGTAATTTGATCCCATATAGGTGTTACTCCATCTCCTTGTGATTGTAAGTAATAACCAGCAGTTCCAGAGGAACCGTCCATATTTAATTCACCTGTTATACTTAAATCTGTAAAAGTAGCTGCAGCTGGTGTTTCACCACCTATAACTGTGGCATCAATTTCACCACCACCTATATATACTGTAGAAGGATCACTATCTGTTCCTAATTGGTCTATATAACCAATACCATCTATATATATGTCTTGCCATTGAACCGAAGAAGTACCTATATCAAGGCTATCATCAGCGTTTGGAACTATTGCGCCGGTAAAAGTTGTACCAGCAGCCTCGTTTGTTGAGAAGTACGTTTTAAGAGCAGACATTTTAAATCTTTTAGTTGCATTAGAGTTATCTCCATCTGCACCTATAAGAAAGTCGCTGTCTGTTACCGTACTGTCTATACTATATGTACTTATTCTTGCCATTTTGTTTGTTTGTTTATTTTAATTTTTTATTTTTATCCTGCAGAAATTTTAAGATCTCCACTGCTATTCCATAACTGACCAGCAACGCTTGGGTCTGATGTTGGTAAGTTAGGCATTAATACTTTTATTGTTGAAACTATTGTAGATACATCACTACCGTCTAATGTTATATAAGGTGTATTACCTCCACTTCCATTGTCACATCTAAGAATAATATCTTTATCATCAGCATTTTGTATTATGTCTATATTACCTGTATTATTTGTTATAGTACTATCAGTTGCGTTATGTGCTATTTGTAGATCACTTCCATTACCAAAATAAGCTACTACACTATCTTCGTGCTTACTATCTTTTTGAAAAGATGTAACCTCATTAGCACCATCAACTGTAATATAAGCTGTTGTGCCACCAGATCCATTATCTGATTTAAATATAATATCAGAGTCATCTGCAAAATTAGCAAATTGAAGAACACCTGTGTAGTTATCTATATAACTTCCTGTGCCATTGTGATACATTCTCATATCGTGGCCAGCACCTAAAACTAAATTAGAACCATCAGGAAAAACAGTAAATGGAGATCCGCCACCAGAAGCACCTTCTAATTGAAAATAAGTTTCTAAACCTCCAGAACCATCGTCATTTTGAAATATTATACTTTCATCGTCTGAGCCACATCTTATATATAAATCACCAGCTCCAATAGAATCTATATAAGAATTACTACCATCGTGATATATTTCTAAATCTGCAGTTGCATAATTTCCAAATCTAGCTTTAATATTATCTTCAAAATGAATGTCTTTGTAAGCTATCATTTTACTATGACTACCATCTACTTGAAAATATGTAGTAACACCACCAGATCCATCATCAGACCTAAATATTATATCTTTGTCATCTGCTTTATTGACTATAAATAAATTACCTGTATCATTTTCTAAATATGAATCTGTACCATCGTGGAACACGCTTAAATCCCCACTTGAACCTGCTTGAAGTTTTATACTATCAGATGCTCTAAAGTTTCTCGAAGCTCTTGTTAATACTCCACTTCCATCTAAATAAAAATACGTAGCAAGACC